AACCTGAAGACACTTACTGTTGTCCGTGGAGCTATGGGGACAACGGCGAGAATACACAAGACCGATACCATCATACGAGAGTATGGTCAGAAAGTTATCATCACGGGGCATATAACTGACATCTCCACGACTGCGTCAGTAATAATTCCCATGCCAAAAGGATTTCTGCTCAGGGTAGCGGGTGTCCTTGAGGACACTATTGCCACTGCCGACTCGATAATCACTGTCACGAAGAATGCTACTGCCCTCGGAACAATCACTGTAGCCTATGATAGTTCTGCTGCGGGGGATTGGGATGAAATGCTGGCAGATGGAGTGGACATCGGAGACTTCTACTTTGACGGAGTAGACGATTTCCTGACCATCGCTACTGGTGGGCAGAGCACCGAAACAATGCAGTGGCAATTCATAATAGAATACATCCCATATTAACGAGAAGTAAATAACGGAGGAAGAAAAACACAATGCCAAAGGACGCTGAGAACAAAGCACAGGACGGTATTGAGGACGGTCAGAAAGACCCTTCTCAAGACCCTTCAAAGGCTAAGGATTCAAAGCCTTCTAGCACCAAAGGAAAGACCTATTCTGAATCTGAGGTTAAGGCGCTTCTTGCTCAAAGACATGCAGCGCTTGATTCTCAAATATCTACTCTGACCAAGGAGAATCGAAGACTGAAGCCTTTTGAGCAGCAGGCTAAGGATGCCGAACAGGAAGCCTCGGATGCGAAGGAGGAAGCTCGCAGGGTCAAGGCGGAAATCGCCAAGAAAGACGCTGATTTCTCCTCCATCTTCGCAGCAGAGGAAGACATCGAGGCGGAGAGAGCCAAGCTCAAGAAGGAACGCCGAGCAATGGAAGCCGAGAAGACTGAGTGGGGGGATGAACTGGCAGACCTGAATGTATCGAAGCATGAAAGAGCTGTCAAGACTGTGGCGGAAGAAGCGGGCGTAAGCTCGGAACTACTGCTCAGCCTGTTCCCTACACCGATTGAGGGATTAGACCTCAAGGCAGTCGCATCGAAGCTACCAAAAGCCACTACCCAAAAGGACGAGAAGGGAGAAGAGGGAGAAGAGGGGGACATCAACAAGAGTCCATGGGGAGATTGGCAACCCGATTCAGGATTAACAACTGGCGGTGAAGGTGACGTAGAGAAACAGCTCGCTGAAGCAGCGGAGCGTGGGGATATGAAGACCTATGCCAAGCTGCGTGGGCACGATAAATTAGTAAAGAAGGAGTAATCCAAAATGGGTAATACGTTTCTTACACCGACAGAAATAGCAGCCGAAGCGCTGTTATCCCTTGAGAACGCCATGGGCATGGCGGAAACAGTCTATCAGGACTATAAAGCGGAGTTCCAGAAGAAAGGTGACACGGTCACTATCCGCAAGCCTGCCAGCTTCACCGCTATCGAGTTCGATGGCGACCTGACTGGCGAATATCAGGACATCACCGAAGCCAGCACTACGGTAGTTCTCGATACCATTCTTGACGTGAGTTTCCTTGTCGGGAGCAAGGAGCTTACACTGGACATCGTGAGCTTCCGCAAGCAGATTCTCGACCCTGCGATGCAGGCAATCAGTCAGGCTCTCGACTATAAGTTGACGGGTCTCTATTCTGATGTTGCCAACCATGTCGCCTATGATGCGACCTCTGAGGCAACCAAGCTGGCAAACCTTGCCAACTCCATGGCTTTCCTCAATGCTGAGAAAGCCCCGCTTTCGCCTCGTTATGGTATGATTGACGAGACTACCCACGCAGGACTCGTTGTTGTGCCATCCTTCCTGAATGCGGAGAAGTCGGGAACAACCGAGACTCTGCGGGAGAGTTCTCTCGGTAAACTCTTCGGGGCAAGCTGGTTTATGAACCAGAATGTCAGGGCGCACACATGGACTGCCTATGGTGACCTCGTTGGTGCTATTGACTTCGGCAGTGGCTCAACGGGAGCTGTGGTTGTGGGAACAACTTCGGTAACTATTGATGCCCTCGGCTCTGGTGTCATCAAGAAAGGGACAGTCTTCACCGTAGCGGGTGATACCACGAAGTATGTCGTGACCGCCGATGTCACTATTGCTGGCAATGAAGCAACTGTAGCCTTCTATCCTGCCTCCAAGGTGGCATGGGATGAGAACGCCGTGGTAACCTTCCTGACTCAGTCTGTTGCCGAGAACCTGATTTACCACAGGAACGCTTTTGCTCTGGTCTTCCGACCTCTTGAGCCACCCATGGGCGGGGCGAAGGGCGTTCAGGTCAACTGGAGAGGTTTGCCTCTGCGGATGACCTACGACTACAACATGAACACCAAAGCCAATATCTGCTCCATTGACCTCCTGTGCGGGGTCAAGACCCTCACGCCAGAGTTGGCTTGTCGGTTAATCAAGCACACTTAAACCTGCGGGGGAGGGGTAACACCCTCCCCCATAGTCGG